CCTTGTTCGCCTTGTTCGCCTTGTAGTCCTTGTTCGCCTTGTAGTCCTTGTAGTCCTTGTAGTCCTTGTAGTCCTTGTAGTCCTTGTAGTCCTAGTCCAGGAGGGCCTTGTTCGCCTTGTAGTCCTTGTAGTCCTTGTGGTCCAGGAGGGCCTTGTAGAATTTGTTTAGGTGTTAGATTGATAATTTTAATAGGTATTTTGAATTTTTTAATTTGGTTATTTTGATCAATTATACCAACTATATTGTCCAAGTCTTTAACTATACCGGAAATATTCATAAATGGTGTTATTGGTGGTAATTGTTTTGGTACAAGTTCTTTATTTATAGTATTTATAATTTCTTGTGATTCTTGTTTGTTGATATTTGAATTAATAGGTATAAAATCATTTTGTAAAGGATTAAATAAAAATTTCATATTGTCAGGTGATTGTAGTGGTTGTCCCTTTTGAATTTGTTTTTCTACTATTTTTTGTTCATCTTTGTTTATTGTTTGGTAATTTTTTAAAATATTTGGTAAAATACCATGGTGATCTTGTACTAAAGGTAAATTTTTACTAGTATAAATAGGTTTATAAAGACGGTGTTTTTGTCCAAATTTATTAATAAAACCTATAATACGATTTTTATGTTTTATAAATGCTCGAGCATTTCCGTGTTTAAAAGTTTTTGGAATATTGATAAAACTAGAAGGTGGGTGTACTATATCAGGATATAATCTCAAAACTCTTTCTAAACAGTGTTTAGCACTCTTAACATTATACAAACATTTGTCTTTATCAATAGAGAATCTTCTATTTTTTAAATTTTTGTATATTTTACCATTTGATTTTATTAATCTTCCTGTTATAGGATTTATATAGAATTTAGGATTAGTTTTACTCATTATATATACTATATTAATTATATATAAAAATAATTTAAAATAACTTAATAACTTAGTCAATTAAACAAATTGGTTCTTGTGTTTCCGGTTCTATTGGTTGTGATTGTGTTGGTTTTGGTAGTGTTGTTTCTGATATTTCTTCTTCTAATACGAAAGAAGAAATATCGTCTTCTATTTCGCAAACTGTTGAATCAAAACGGTCATAAAATTTTTTACTTTTAATTTTATGTATAGACTCTTTGTATTTATTGAAATTTTCTTCGGATTCTTGTAAATTCATAATAATATCCCAAGTTCGTTTAAGTTCTTCTTTGACATTATTAAACCAAATTTTACTTCTTTTTACTCTTTGGTTATTATATTTGGTTACAAAATAATAAGTTGGTATTAAATCTTGACGTAAAGACATTTGTTCATTTTTCCAATCTATGTATTCTTGAGTAGTTTTAATATGATGTGGTGAATAGATAAATTTAGGATCTGGTCCACTATTTGCTATTTGTAATACTATACCTTTAGCTTGTTTATCACCAAGATTTTGATCTATAAATCTTTGTTCTGATTCTAATTCTTCTATTTCACATTCAAAAAAATCACATACATCAAGGTCAATCGACTCCATCTGGATTTGTGTCTGTGTCCAGTAATGTATAGGGACTCGAGATTCGTCAATTTTTCTACTTTTGGGGCATTTAATTTCCAACATAACTCCATCTGGTGTAATTCCATCAGGACTTGCTGCTAACCATTTTAATCTAGAATGTGAAACAAGACCAAATTCTATAACTGTTGTATTATTTAATTGACAATAAAGTGTATTAGCAACTTCTTCGTATTTTTTACCCCAAAGTGTATAAATAGAATCTTTAAATACATTTTCGCCATAAAATGCCGAGCACTTTTTAATAATATAATCTTCTCTTGTTTCGTAATGATTTAATGGTGTAGTATCTTGGTATTTGAAATTTTTAATATTAAATTCTTCGACGTATGGTTCGCAAGTTTTTTTAGAAAGGAATAAACAACTTGCTGCCTCACTTGCCGTAACTCGTTTGTGTCTTGCGGTATACCATTCTGGTGTTCTTTGTTCGGGTTGTGGACGTTTTTGGAGTGCTTTTACCTTTCTTCTTAATTTTTTCAATTCTTCTTCTGAAGGTTGTTGCATTTAAATAATAACACTATTCTTTATATTATAATTCATTTTGTTTTTAAATAAAAATAAAGTTCGCCTAATAAAATTTTACAAGAATGGGAAACTAAATACATAAGATAACGAATTATACTGTAAAAAATTTAGATGAAGCAAAAAATTTTAAAAACAAACCACTTTCTGAAACTAAAATGCAGAGTGAAGAACTGGTGAAAAGAGTATTTATTCTTATTGGGGTAAAATTGGTGTATTGAACATATAAATTTATTGAACATATAAATTTATTGAACATATAAATTTAGAAAAATAGAAATGAAAATGTAAGTGGAAAGTAAAAATGTTGGCAAGCTGATATGGATGTGGCGTCTTTTACATCTTTTACATTAAAAAGTAAATTATCAGTTACGTTAAAAATTGTTAATTTAAAACTTTGTAATATTTAAAAGTAAAAGGTTAAAATGGAAGCTGTTACTTCAATTGAAATGTTTTTATCTGATTTTGTAGGTTTAAAGAGTACATACGATGCAGCTCAAGAAATTCTTATTAAAGAACAACGAACAGATAATGAAAAATATCTGGAATGTATACGATTATCTGGGCGTTTAATTAAATTTTTAGATGAAATTAATCCTTTTGTGATGAATAGACATAAAAATGAAATTTTAGAAACATATTATATTAGTGCAGAGTTGTTGGTTAGGACTGTTGGTTTACATATGAATAGAGGGGGTTTTAATGAACAAGAAAGAAATACTTTGTATATGGCAATTGCCCATTTACGAAAGGTATTATCATTAGAGCCATTTAATCGGCGAGCTATGGAAACATTTAAAATGGTATTTTTATATTTGACTATTTTTAATCCAAATGCAGAGGAAAATTTAGTATTTTTGAATCAGATTTTGGTAGTTGATCCTTGTGATTATCAACTTCATTATAATTTTGGATTTATGTATCATAGAACTCATAAATTGGATAGTAGTGTGTATCATTATAAATTATCAATTGGGATTATTGATTTGTTGATGACAAATGCAAAAGAAGAATCTGCTTTGATTGCTTTTAAGCAATTCAAGATTAAATGTTTAAATGGTCTTGGTAGTATTTATTTTACTATTCAGGATCGTGATACTGCCTTGTATTATTTTAAATTGGCTTATGATATAGATCCGAATGACCCTGATGTTAACAATCAAATTGGTGTAGTTTACACAGAGTTACGAATTACTGATAAGGCTATTGAACATTATACTCGTGGTATTGAAAATTACAAGAATGCACATATTTCAGTTGATAAAGATATGTTAATTGCAAGTATGTATATGAATATGGGTTTAGCAAAATGTTATGAATGTGATTTTGTTGGTGCAATTGATGGTTATAACAGAGCATTAAAATATAAACCACGTCTTTCATTGGCATATCAAAATAAATTATTAGATTCAAATTATATTTCTCATTTAATAGAAGATCCGATGTATATTTCACGTATTCACAAGGCAATCAATAAGATTTATCCACTTGTAATTGACGATTATCGTATTGGATGTCCAGATTATAAAGTAAAAGATGAAATTGTTAAATGTAAATCAAAGGGTGATTTAGTGAAATCTGGTACAAAGATTAATATAGGTTTTGTATCTGGTGATTTTATTTGTCATCCAGTTAGTTACTTTTTACATAGTATTTTGAGTCATATAAATTATGACCTTTTTAATGTAACTTGTTATTCTGTAAAGGTTGTAAAGTTGGAAGAACTATTTCCTAAATGTAAATGGGCTGTGGTAAAAAACATGTCAAATGAAGATTTTAAAAGTCGTATTCAATCTGATAAGATTGATATATTATTTGATATGTCTGCACATACTGGTGATAATCGATTAGATACTTTTGTATTAAAGCCCGCGCCAATTCAAATTAGTTATTGTGGGTATCCTAATTCGAGTGGTATTCGATCAATGGATTATCGTATTACAGATAAATTTTGTGACAGTGATAAAAGTCAAAAATATTATCAGGAACGTTTTATTTTCATGGACCGTTGTTTTTTGGCATATACACCAAGTATGGGAATTAAAGACATTCCAGAAATTGTTACTGAACAACCTTGTACAAAGAATGGGTGGATTACATTTGGTACATTTAATAGATACAACAAGGTTAATGATATGGTGATTGGAGTGTGGGAGAAAATTTTACAACAGGCACCGAATGCAAGGTTTATGATTAAAACAAAAGAGTTTTTAACTCCTAAATTAAGGGCTCAATTCCTAAATGCATTCAAGGATAAATCTGTGTTAGATAGAGTTATTATTATGCCATATTCTGATACTTATTCCGAACATTTACCAGATTACAATAAAATGGATATTGCAGTTGATACATTCCCATATTCTGGTACAACAACAAGTTGTGAAAGTTTAATGATGGGTGTCCCCATTCTTACGTTATTTGATAATGTACGTCATTACCATTCTCAAAATGTGACAACTAGTTTAATGAAAAATAGTGGTTTACCAGAATATGTAACTTATTCACAAGAAGAGTATATTAGTAAAGCAGTTTGGTTTGCAAATAATATAGACAAATTACAGGGTCTTAAACAACGTGTTAGAAAATGTTTTGTAAATGGCCCTATTTGTGATTATACAGGATTTACTGATGAATTTGAAAATAAATTAATTGATATTTACAAATCTCATAAATGGTAAATTAAATGAGTGAATTAACTAAATAAATTAGAATAAATAATTTATTTAGATATAGTATTATAATGTATAATATAATTAATTATTTTTATAAAACATCACCACCAAAAATCCCAGAACTACCAAAAATTCCAGATCCACCAAAAGCACCAACTCAAAAAATTGAACAACAAGAGTCACGATCAACAGTAACAAGAAATAAAAATGCAAATACCGTTTATGTTGTTCTTCACAAAAACACACGTGATCCATTAGGTGTATTTGACAACTTTGAACTAGCAAAGGTAAATGGTGAAAAATCCACTCATCATAACTGTATAATTATTCCATTCAAACTTAATGACCCTTGTAAATATTTGTTTAACCCGGTATTCGAAAACAAATAAAATTAATTAGTATAAACATTATAATTAGGTAATTCAATCATACAGTTAAATTTATCGTGACATAAATTATCAATAGTGCCATCATTTTTTAATTTATGAAATGTAGTTAATGTATTGTTTATGCCTATGAGGCGGTCATTATATGTCTCGAAACACTCGAAACATGTATCAAATCAGCATTGTATTATTAAAATAATCAAATTCTGTTACAACAAACTTTAATTACATCTTGTGATAATATATGATTACTACTTAATCCTTTATATATTTTTTTATTATTACATATAAAACATTCTATTTCCAGAAAATCTTCAGATTTATATTTTATCATTTTATATCCTAAATCTTTACATTTATTTTTGATAACATTAATTAAACAAGACATACATTTTATTATTTTTGATTTAAGACGGAATAAATTATCATAACTAATTTTATAATTAAAATTACAGTCTTTACATTGTAATATGATATGTTCTCTTGCATACATATAATTTGTAATTCTTTCCCA